ACTTAAATCAATCCGCACCTATACCGCATTTGAGTTTTAACTCTTATGATGAACTAACCGAACTGTATCAAACAGTTGAGTATATCCCCGAACAAATAGAGGAGGATATTCCCATATATGGAGCATTAAACACAGAGCAGAAAGCACTTATAAACATCATAGGAAGATTAAAAACAATACATGATAACTATATAAAAGAGCATAATCAATACCTATGAGTTGGAACTTAATACAATGGAGTGAGCAAACTTCTAACATAATGGCAACAATGACCTATAAGGAACTATTAGAGGAACTTAAGCAACTAAATGAAGAGCAACTTAAAAAGAATGTTGCAATATATGATGAACATTTAGATGCAAAATGTTTAGCACATAATAAACTAATTTTCTTTGATAACAACCGATTTCCCTATATTAAGATATGAAACTGGATCTAAAAAAAGGAGATTACTACCAGAGCAAAAACGATATAGGATTTATCGATTTTATTTCTAGCGATTATATAACGCTAGTTGTTAGAGAGTTCCCCAGAGACGAAAAAACATCTCATGGGGCAGTTAATAAAATGATTCAAGTTAAGGTTTTGATATTTAAGCATGAATGGGAGAATATGACAAAGTTAGACAAACCAAACAGACATTCCAGGAAGAGCAATAAAAACTCATTAACCTATGATGATTGGAGTTAAAAAACATTGCGGAGACATAACCATTATATCATGAATAAGGATTTTACTGTTGTATGGGTAGCAGTTAAAGAACTGGTTTATTTTGAATGGGATTATGTAAGAAGTAAGGGATATTGGAGACTAGCGGAGAATAACGAAAATATGTAAATAAATCTTAAAGTGTTCTCTATACCTTTTTAAGTGTGGAGGAATCGGAGTCTTAGCACGCAACTTACCGAATGTCAACCTTTTCAGCATATCAACACAATTTTTTGAGGGAGTTGACAGTCTTTGAGAATTATGGTACACTTAACACTGTAAGGGTTATTAAGGGGTTCTATATGTTGGCAAAATACAGGGGTCTATATAAGGGGTTCTCTCAGAGGGTACTTAATAATGATGAGCTCGTAGACTTATGCCAGTATATGTTAGACACAGAGACACCACACGGAGACAAACAACTGACACAGTTAACAGACTACTTACTTGAGGAAGGATTTTTGTATGATGTGCCAGTTGAAGAAGTGTCACACACAGACCCCACAGCACACACAGACACAGTATAATAATAGTATAAACAAACAAAGGACATTTTAAAATGAACTTAACACCAGTATTCTCAAACGGAACAGAGGTAGAAACTTCAGAAGCAAGAATCTTTTTTTCCTACCGTACACCTGTTGCTGCTTACATCTTTGGCAGAGGATACGTAAGAACTGAACAGTTTTTCAGCGTCACAACTTCACGCCACATAAACAAATGGTTAAAAGATGGTTACACAGATTTACCAGAGTGTGAGACAGTACCACAGGCAGAAATCGAAGCACTTGCCTAGTTGACAAACTTCTCACACGGTGCTATAATAAGAGGGAACAACAACCCTCTTTTTTTATGATCTAATCTCAGTCTCGCCAGTCTCAATCGCAGTCGCCCAAATCGCAGTGGTGGCGCGGGTTCTCGCGGGTGCGGTGCGCCCTAAATATAAAACGCTTAAGTCCCTAACCTACAAAGGTACCCGAAAGCGACCTACATATTATTCATATTATGATTTCCCTAGAAAACAAAAAATTTTCCCAGAAAAAAATGCGACCCTTACCTCCTATTGATCAAGACCTAAGAACATGGGCACTTCAAACCCTTATCTGGAAGGAAGGGCACTTGGATAGTAAGATGTATGCAGTTGCTGATCTCTATATTGGTATCAATAATACCAAAAATACAGAAGTACTATATACACTATGGAATGGATGGAAATCTAACCATCCCGACACTAAATATAAACTCTAACATATGTCAAAAAGATTCACCACAAAACTCGACGACGATGATTTTGGTGATCTAGTACTTACAATCCCTTACGAAATATGTGAAGAACTTGGTTGGTATCGCGAAACTGAACTAGAATATGATATAATAGATGGAATGATTACTTTTAAGAAGTCTGAAAATGAGTGAAGAAGACATTGCTAATGCCTTATCTACTGTAAATGAGTGTTTACAGGTGATTGGGGAACGATTGGTTGCTATAGAACAGTACGTTCAAGAGCTTCCGATTCATGATAAAATATTATATAAACCAAAAAATCACCCAGATTACTTAAATATAAAGGAGAACTACGACGAAATCTATTCTAGATTAGAAAAACTCGAAAATGGGATGTAAAAGAAAAGATTACTTAGGTAATATCATTACCGATCCTTGTGATGATGCTGATGCATGTCTAAACTACGAACCTCTTCCTAGTGATAGGACGATTAGTTTGACATACAGGGAGTATCCTCAGGATATAATACGTCAAGTAGATGCAAATGTACCGAATCGTACTGGTCAGGCAATCATGTACGATAGTATTCGTGTGTGTTTAACACAGGGACAGGCATCTTTTGGTCAATCTGGGTTTGTAACTCCTTCGAGTGGTGCAAACTGTGGTAGAGTGACTCGTTCTGCAACCTGTTACCCGACCTGTCAGAATGGTGCAAAGATAATATACGACTATTTCCCTTCTCAACTATCATTTGATATACAGTCAAGTGATGTTTGGTTCTCTTATTTGTATGATACAGGTAATAATGCAGGTATTATTGGAACTCCTGCGTTTTGGTTAGAGAACGAAGAGCAGACAGACAATACCGATCCTTCCAATCCTGTCACTACTAGCAATACTAACTGCTTCCCTTGTAGCAATTTTACCTGTACCCCCGCTTCCACAAGTTGTGCGTATACTGTAGAGAGTGATATTGACTATACTGGCGACCCCGATTGCCCCCATCCGACCTTATTTGGTATTGGTACTAACAGTAACAAAATAGTATTCGAGTACGATTCTCTCTCTACGACCCTTCCTAACGGTGTTCTAGACCTCTCTGCGTCTTATGATGGGGTAACATATAGTGATGCATGGAATGAAGGAGAGGGTATTGGTATCATTTACGACTCTACACAGAATACTTGGCAAGCAGGAGATGAGGCAGCAGGTACTTTTAACATCTATGAGTTGAACTCTGGGTCAAAACAGGGTCTAAAGTTGAATGTAAAGATCGAACCGATCATCGACGAGTCGGGATCCACAGTATCATTCACTGGAACGAGGTGGCAAATACAAGAAATCATCAATCCTGGCGTAAATTATGCTGTTGACGACGTATTTTCGCTTACCCACGACCATACACACCCCGACAACTCGACAACCACGTTCACACTGAACATCAAAATCACTGCGGTAGGTGCTATACAAGGTCAATCAGGCACAATTTCCGATGTTTTACGAAGCGGAGACACTATAAATGGTCATCAAATCACTCAAGTAGTCCATGGACCGTCTATTGATAGTGATTATGACACCTCAAAGGGTCTTTTCCCTTACCATTTTGCTTATTTGGACGGAAACGGAAGTAATTTTGCAAAAGATACGTCATATACAAGTAATAGAGCTCATCAAATCACTGTAAGAGCAGGTAAAGGTGTTGTAGATCGAGGTTTCTTTGGTGGATTGTACGAATTTAGTGAAAAATCAATCCAATATACTATAGGTACACTTGATCGTAATGCTCCTGACATCTATAATGTGCTTAAACAACCTTCATGTACCGCAACTGTAACTAATGGTAGAGTAGTCAGTGTAGCAGTTGATACAAATGGCGGAGGATCAGGGTGGGATAAGCTCGGAAGAATACCAGAACTGAGTATTACAAGTCCATATAGTGCGTCTGGTGTACCTGCAGAGGTAGAAGGAACGTTTGTTAACGGAGTTTTGACTGCAGTAACAGTCACAAATCAAGGAAGCGGATACTCTAGCACAAACTTGCCACAGGTTAGTATCACAAATATACACAAGATTGTCACTTCCGTGTCACCAATCAACGTATTTAATGAAAATAACGCAAGAGACGCTACTGATCTTATAGATGCGTTCCCTGATATAGGTGATGCGTTCCCTACTTACACTGCAGATGATCAACAGCGCGATAGAGATGCGTTAATATCATCTAGAAGTTTCCCTCCTGCAGAGAGAGCACAAGTTGGTAGTGGTGATACATTGAGTATGAAGATGGATCCAAACAGTAGAAGAGTGGAACAGAAACCGCAAATAGGTTTTGAGTCTTCCGAGTTGACGGTATCTGAACAAGAAAGACGTCCAAAGGCAGATTATTCAAAACTTAATGAAGTTGATTTTGGATCATCAAGTGAAGCACAAGAGTTCAAGAGAGCAATCATAGATCAGAATAAGCGTGAGGTAGAAGGACATAGCGCACAGTTTGCACGAATGACTCAAAATGAACCGCAATATGAAACATATGACAATGTATACATCGAAACTGTACAAGGACCATTCTCAGAGCTCCCTTATGCTTCTACCTATACTAAATACTTTATGAGGCAGTATCGTCCTGATCCTAGGATCAATACGAATATTAGCGTAACTCTTAGTGTTAACGTAGCACAGGAAGGAACAAGTCATTTCAGTTGCCCACAACCTGCTGCATCAACTAGACTTGGATCAACTTTTAGTTTCCTTGGTGGACCTTCTGGTCCAGGATGTCAAAACTGGTCAGCATCAGGCAATATGATTATGGATAATGATTTAACTTCCGCAACTAGAACTTTGAGTAGAGCAACTGCAGCGTACGGAAACCCTTATGTAGTAACCTAATGGCTCAACTAGCATGTGCACTCTTTACAGGAACGTGTAGCGGACACGGTAAGGGTAATGGTGTGACATGGCAACCTGGACCTGGCGGAGGATTTGTTAGTCCGTGTCCTCATTCATCATTACAAGAGACGATTGTTAATAAGAGAGTGCCATTTGTTGATAACTTTGCAACATGGTTACCGCATCCACAAACTCCTAGAGATCCTCAGAGTGGCGGTAATGATCCGTTCAATAGAAATGTCATAGTCAATAACTTAGTACCTATTATAGATCAAGATGATTTAATCACTCATCCTACCAAAACTATCTTCACTACAATATCAATAGGGTTCAAATGCTTAACTGTTAGATCTACTCCTGCGTGGCATTGTACCACTGGTGTAGGTGGGAATGGTCGTGAACCTTCAGTTGGACATAATAGAAGATTATTTGCAACAACTAAGACGGTTTTTATCAATAATAGGAGAGCAGGACGATTTTCAGACCCATATGGCAATAATACAGTCCCATTTGACTGTCTAAGTGTAGTTTCTGGATCAAGTCCTAACGTTTTTATCGGAAGTTGAATAAATAAAAACAGGATCGGAGTAATTATGGTTGTAAAAGTAGACAAAAGTGAAGAATTTGTCAAATCAGGCAAAGTCTTGATAAGTGAGTATCCTGCCAAAAAGGAAAAAGACGTAAAACCACTTAGCAAATGGCGTTAAAGGATATTGACGGAAAAAGTTTTAAGCGTTCTCGAACTTTCAAGGACGTTAACATTGCTTTGCCAAGAAATCCGTTCACAAAAGATATCTACGGTGTGAATAATGACAATGCTATCAAGCAATCCATTAAAAATATCGTCTTGACCGTTCCTGGTGAAAAACCATTTCAACCAGAAGTAGGTTCAAGAGTAAATGAGCTCTTATTTGAACCACTAGACCCATTTGTTGTCGATGCCCTTAGGGACGAGATAATAAATACCATCAAACAACATGAACCTAGGGTAGACCTGCAAAAAGTTGATGTTCAACCGATTTACACTCAGAACAGAGTTAATATTTCTGTTCAGTACAAAATAGTTGGATTACCTATAGTTGAAGATATCACATTCGTCTTACAGAGACCTGAGTAATGCAACCAAATAACCTAACAGCACTAGACTTTGAAGATGTCAAAGCAAGTATCAAATCATATCTAAGAACTCGAAGTGAGTTTACGGATTATGACTTTGATGGATCAGCATTGTCTTACATGATAGACATGCTTGCCTATAATACATATTATTCTGCGTTCAATGCGAACATGTCATTGAATGAAGCATTTTTACCGTCTTCTACTGTTAGAGATAACGTTGTTAATATTGCAAAGTTAATGAACTACACTCCAAGGAGTGTAATTTCTGCTAGAGCATCATTAAAACTCGATGTACAGACAGTTCAGACTAATGGAGTGTATCCTAGCACTGTTACTTTGAGAAAAGGTGCAAGTTGCACTGGTGGTAACTATGTTTGGAACGTTTTAAGAGATACAACTGTAGAAGTTAGTCCTACAACAGGTATTGGAACCTTTGCAGACCTTTGTGTGTATGAAGGATCACTAGTAACCTTCCAATATGTTGTAAATACATTTGCGAGACAAGAATATACAATCCCTTCTGCTGAAGCAGACATCAATACACTTAATGTTAGTGTAAAAGCAACAGAAACAGCAACTGCATCAGATATTTACAATAGAGTAGATACTGTTACTACTTTAACTGCAGCAACAAGAGCATATTTCCTTTCAGAGGGTGAAGATATGCGTTTCCAAGTTAAATTTGGTGATGACAGTGTTGGAAGAGCATTAAAAGATGGAGAAGTCGTAGTTTTAGAATATTTGGTCACTTCTGGTAAGGCAGCAAACGAAGTTAAGACATTTAACTTCATTGGAAGCATCACTGACTCTCAAAGTGTGACATATGCTGCTCAAGCAACCACTTTAACAGTAAATCACCGTGCACAACTTGGTAGTGATGCAGAAAGCATTGAATCAATCAAATACAATGCACCAAGATACTATTCTTCACAATATAGAGCTGTAACAGCACAAGACTATGCTTTGATCACTCAAAGAATCTATAATAATGCAGATTCTGTTGTTGCATACGGTGGAGACAGTCTAAATCCTCCGATTTACGGAAAAGTGTTTATTGCGATCAAAACAAAGACAGGATCCCTTCTAAATGACGCTACAAAGAAGGAAATAGCAGCAGACCTTAGGAAATATGCCATGGCATCGATTGACCCTGTTGTAGTCGATCCTGATAACGTATACATCTATACAAAACCATTTGTTCTATACGATACTGGTGCAGGATCCTCATCATCTCAAATTAAGACGAATGTACAGAATGCAATCAACCAGTGGGCAAGTCAAACTCAAATAAACAACTTCAACTCAACATTTAGAGGACAAGCATACGAAAAAGCAATCACACTTGCTGATTCTGCTATTTCTGACGTTTCTGTTCAAACAACCATCCTAAAATACATCAATCCTAATAGTAATCAGACTAATACCTATTGTATTAGCACTGGAGGAGAGTTATACAACTCTGCACCTAGTCAAGACGGTAATGCAGCATCTGGTTGTACAAAAGAACCAGTTATCTTGTCTGGTACATTTAGAACTGCAGATAGACCAGGAATCGATCAACAGTTTGAAGATGATGGTTACGGAAACATAAAAACATTCTATAACACAGGTAATAAGAAAGTATATACTAATAACACCGCAGGTACAGTAAATTATATGACAGGTGAAGTTTGTTTCGGTCCTATTAACATTATTAGCACAGGATCTAATGTTCCCTCGGCAAGTGCGATAAATGTCGTTGATAGTGTAACTGGTGCAGGAAGTGTTACGGATGCAACACTCCTTCCAGGTAACTTACAGATTCCTGTTGTTATGATTCCTGCTAACAGTAGCACAATACCTGCTTCTACACCTGGAACGATAATCAACATTATTAGTCCCGAAGTAACAGTATCACCTATTGGTACTACACCACCTCCTACTATCCCTCTAAATAGTTTGACACCAACAACGTTTGACAGTACACCGTCCGTAGTGGAAGTTGCACCTATTGATAATAGTGGTGGTCTAAACACATCAGTCTGCTTCTCATAACTGTAAATGAACATTAATAAGGTTTCTCAGTCGATTGTTTCACAATCACCCGATTTCATTGGGTCTGAATACCCCCTGTTTAATAAATTTCTTGAATACTACTATCAATCACAAGAAAAGACTGGTTTAGGGCAAAATATACTTAATAACTTCCTTCAGTATCTTGATATTGATAAATTAGATATTGGAATACTAGATGGTAAGACAAAACTCGTAGAAGGTATAACTGCAACATCAGATACGATTGTAGTAGAGACTATAGATCCTTTCTTGGAAAAGAATGGTTCTATTCTCATAGGCGATGAAGTAATATTTTACGAAGATATAAAAAGTGCACCAAATATTTCACTTGCACCAGGAATAGGATATGAGCAAGTAAAACTTAAGTGGACAACTCTAGCAAACTTTATAAACTCATTTGACGGAAACACTACACAGTTCCCGTTGACATCTCAGGATAGTCCCGTAGCTCCTCCTACTGCACAACACTTGATTGTGTCACTATACGGTCAGATTTTAATACCAAATACAGATTACACGGTATCTGGAAATAATATTGTATTTACTACCGCACCTAGGACAAAGTTACCTGCGGATGGTGCGGAATCAACATATATCTACTATCTTAGTGGTTTTGTTGAAAATCCAATCTACGCAATAGACAATATATCAGGTGCTTTTGGTGATGGTAAGAAACAGTTTACTCTAACTCGTAGTGGTGTATCTTATGAACCTCAGAACGAAGAGTATTTAAACGTAATCTATGATAATAGACTACTAGTACCTAAAGTAGACTACTTCATAGATAAGAATCAGTTTATATTTAAAGTAGCACCTCTAAATGGGCGTTTCTTATCAATACATTCTATAGAAGCACCAATACCTTCATTTGGTACTGGTGCAAAAGGATATGCTCGTATTAGTGATACTGGAACTCTAACAAGTATATCATCTAATGCTATTGGTTCTGGATATAGATTTGAATATCCTCCTCAAGTTAGTATCAACTCACCAACAGGATCAGGAGCTGCTGCAACTGCTCTTGTTAATGGTTTAAAGAGTATTTCACTATTGACTGGAGGAAAAGGTTATAGTACAACTAACCCTCCTGTAGTACAAGTACAATCACCAACTAAAACAGGATCCTCTCAAGCAACAATCACTGCAACAGTTACTAATGGTGAAGTTAGTGCACTTAATATTACTAACTCTGGTTCTGGATATACATTTACACCTAGAATCACTTTTGTACAACCAGGCGGTGCAAAACTAGGTACTCCTGTAATCACTAATGGTCAAGTTACTTCTATACCCGTTACTGACGGTGGATTTGGATATACGACTGCACCCACAGTTTATATTGACGAACCAACAGGAACTACACCAATCAAAGCAGCATTAAGAGCAAACTTAACTAGCGAAGGTAAGGTTGGTAGTATAACAGTATTAAATGCGGGACAAGGTTATGCAACTACACCTAGAGTCGCTATAATCGATCCTGTAGGTGCACAGATACTAGAAACAGTTGTTGATGGAGATGGGCGTGTTATAAGAATAGATTTACTTAATGGTG